AAAGCAGCAGGAATGCCACCACTCAATGATGACAAATGGAATCCTGGTGACATTTGGGCGGTTAAGAAAGGATTTAATCCAGCAACTATTTTATCTAAAACAGATATTATGGAATTAAATCAGCAGATTAAAAAATATTTTGTTGATAAAACAATGATTGGTATATCTTTAAAACAAATTGATAGTCTAAAAGATAGAGCCAAACATCGAGTATATAATGAGAACGGTGGTGAAGTAGAAAAAATGAGATTCACTACTGGTGAAATAAAAGCACAGAAGTCTGGTAGAGCAACTTATTGGTCAGCTAAATCTGTTACATTAAGATATAATACAACGACAAACGCAGATCTTCGTGCAGGTACTGGTTTTGGCGCACCTAGTTTTGAGATACAAGGTAAAGGTGCAAGAGGTGGTAAAGCTGGTTGGGGTGTGATTAAATATGCATGTGAGAAATATTTAAATACACGATTAAGAGACGCTAAACTTTATAAACCCGATGCTACAAAAATATCAAGAGGTGATAAGCGTCTAGTTGACGATCTATGGAATAAAGTACAAGTTATTGATAGAGCATTTAGACCAATGAATAAGGTGACACAAGCAGAATTTTATGATGGTATTGGAACACCAAAGGTGACTCCAGAATTTGTACATTCATTAATGTTAGGAACTTATGTATTGCATGCGTTTGCAAAGTCTAGTTCTCAAAAGAGGAACGAAGCTATCTCATATATAGCTAATCACGCTGCATCAAAAGTAGAGATTTCGTCAATATTCATTAAGGTAATGAAAGCATGATAAATTTTGGAAATTATATAACTGAACAAAAGAATACTCACATGACTCATATCGAGGACAAAGTTCTCTATGGTGGTGTGAAAGGAACTCGCGACGCAATTATGGCATTGCGTTCATTGAGAGATATGTTAGGTGGAAGACATGAAGGAAATGTCTCAGTAAAATGGGACGGCGCTCCTGCTGTCTTTTGTGGAACAGATCCAGCAGATGGTAAATTCTTTGTAGCTAAGAAGAGTTTATTTAATAAAGTACCAAAGGTATATAAAACACCGGCTGAAGTCGATGCAGATACATCAGGTGATCTTGCAACTAAATTAAAGTTAGCATTAAAACATCTACCCGAATTAGGAATCAAAGGTGTGATTCAAGGTGATTTCTTATTTGGTCCTGGTGATCTTAAAACACAAAAGATTAAAGGTCAAACATATGTAACTTTTCATCCTAATACTATTGTTTATGCTATTCCTGCTGGTACAGAAATGGCAAGGGATATTAGATCCAAAAAGATTGGTATTGTATGGCATACATCATATTCTGGAAGATCATTGAAAGATTTGAAAGCTGGTTATGGTGTTAATGTTAAAGCTCTTAAACCTTCAAGAAATGTTTGGAGTCAAGATGCAATGCTAAGAGATCTAACTAATTACACACTTGATAAGAAGACAACAAATGAAGTTAACACACATCTCAGAAATGCTGGATTCCTTTTTAATAAAATCGCAGCAACTACTCTACGTCAGCTTGAAAACAATAAAGATCTGGCTAGTCTCATTGAAACTCATGGTAATACGTTTGTGCGAGCGGGTAGCTTACCGCCTGACCCAAAAAGAAGAGTGCAGGCTCTCATTAACTGGATTAGCGATCGCTACAAAAAAGAGATGCAAAAACGTTCAACAGAAGCTGGTAAAGCTGCGCAACAAAAAAAGCTAGATGAGATCTTAAAATTCTTTTCACCACAGAATAGGCAATCTTTAGAAAATATGTTTGAATTACAAAAAGAAATTGTTCTGGCGAAATTAATCCTTATAAATAGATTAAGCAAATTAAGCAATGTGAGAACATTCTTAAAAACAAATAAAGGTTATCGAACAACTAACGAAGAAGGTTATGTTGCGATCGATAAACTTGGTGGTGATGCGGTGAAAATTGTTGATAGGATGGAATTTTCCTATGCTAACTTTTCGCCAGATGTATTAAAAGGATGGGATAAACCAGGGAGAAAATAGTGGCAGAAAAAACACTAACTTTTAAACAGTTCCGTACAGTTGATTATAAACCAGGTGCGAGCGACGAAGAAAATCACAGAGCTTACAAACGTAAGCGCAATACTAATCTCAATGGCGTAGAAGAAGATCACGTCGAAGAAGAATTATCAGTACAAGGAAGACGTAAACTAGCACGTTCAATGAAACGTCGTAAGACTCGTCTTAAACTTGCAAGAAAGAAAGCATTAAAGAGAATGGCATCAACTGCTGTACTTAAGAAAAGATCTCGTCGTGGTGCTAGAATGACATTCGCAGATAAACTTGCTGGTAAAGGTAAAAAGAAATCAGAAGTTTCAATTGCAAAGAAAAAACAAATTGAAAAAAGGTTATCACAAGGTGGTTGGAAGCAAAGAATTGCTATCTTAACTCGTAGAATGATGCCTGCTAAACGTAGATTAGAAATACAAAGAAAGAATAGATAATATATTATGATTAATTCATTTAAGAATTATTTAGTTGAAGAAGAGAAGACGGTTTATTTTACTTTTGGTAGAATGAATCCTCCTACAATTGGTCATGAGAAACTCTTAAATGTGTTGGCTCAGAAGTCAGGTAAAAATCCATATAGGGTTTACTTGTCTGCTACAACTGATAAGAAAAAGAATCCTTTAACTTTTAATGATAAAGTTAAAGCTGCAAGAAAAATGTTTCCAAGACATGCTCGTCAGATTATGGCTGATAAGCAAGTTAAAAATGTCATGGATGTAGCAAACAAGTTATATAACGAGGGCAATAAACGAATCGTTATGGTTGTTGGCTCTGATAGAATAAAAGAGTTTGAAATTCTATTAAAGAAATATAATGGTAAAAAAGCACGACATGGCTTTTATAATTTTGAGAGAATCGATGTAATCTCTGCTGGTGCAAGAGATCCTGATGCAACGGGTATTGCTGGTATGTCTGCATCTAAAATGAGAGATGCTGCATCAAATGGAGACTTTACTAAGTTTTCTCAAGGTTTACCAAGAAATGTGTCTAATGTAGATGCTAAGAATTTATATAATGCTGTACGTAAAGGTATGGGATTAAGTGAAATGAAAGAATATAAGAATCACGTTCAATTAGAAAGTGTTTCTGAAAAGAGAGAAGAGTTTGTTGAGGGTTTATTTCAACCAGGTGATAAGGTAGTAATTAAAGAAAATGATTTAGTTGCAACTGTAGTTCATCGTGGTGCTAACTATTTAATTGTTGAAACAAATGGACAACAAATGAGAAAATGGTTAGATGCTGTTGAGTTATTAGAAAAAACTACAACACCTCAAGATAAAGATATTAAAGATAGAAAAGGATCTCAGAATGCAAATTATTTCAAAGGCCTTAAGAAGTCTACAAAAGTTGCAAGAGATGCTCACTTTAAAAAGCATGCTAAGATGGATGATAATAATCCAGCAGCTTATAAAAAGGCACCTGGTGATGCAACTGCAAAAACCAAGCCGAGTAAATATACTAAGAGTTTTAAACAAATGTACGGAGAAGCAGTGTGATTTCATTTAAATCATATATTGCAGAAGCAGATAAAGCAGGATCATCAATTGCTGATAAAGCAAAAAAGTCTGGTATTTCTGCTAGTACATTAAGAAAAGTTTATAATAGAGGTGTTGCAGCATGGAGAACTGGTCATAGACCGGGTACTAATCCTTCACAATGGGGACATGCAAGAGTCAATGCTTTTATTGTTAAGAAGAAAAAGGGTGGGTTAAACCACGATAAAGATTTAGCATAGGAGATATAAATGCCACTTAAAGTATCAGATGGTGTAGGTGCATGGATAAAAGATTTTAAGAAATCAGATGCACCACAGTTTAAAGGTAAAAGCGAGAAAGAACGTCGTGATATGGCGTTAGCTGCTTATTACGATGCTAAAAAACAAAATGAGAATTATGTTTCTCATGCTCAACGTAAAGCTGTTTGGGCTAATCGTGCTGATGGTGGTAAAGGACATCCTGATAAGAAAAAGAAAACCGAAGGTACTCACGGTCCAGAAGGTGAAGGTAAACCTTGGCCAGATTATGCTAATCAATTTGCAAAGAAAAAAGTTAAATTATCTAAGCATGTGGAATTAGATGCAAAGAGAGCAAAACTTGAATCTTACGATCCTAATATTCATCAAGAAGGTACTCCTGCAGCAGGTAAATATGCAAGAAAAATAACTCCGGGTCAAATCGAAGAAGCATTAAACATGACTGATGAAGAGTTTGATGCTTATGTAGATACTTTATCTGAAGCGGAATATAAAGAATTAGAAGAAGGTATCATGGGTGCGCTTGGTAGAGGTATTAAAAGAGTTGCAAGTCCTATTACAAATAGATTAACTTCAAAAGGTAGAACTCAATTAAGACAAAAGAAAGCTAATAAACTAGCTGCAAAAGCAAAAGCTGAAAGAGAAAGAGTAAAATCTAAAAACGATTTAGATAAAGCAAGAGCAGATCTTAAAAAGGCAAAAGCTGATAGTTTAGCACAACGTAGAGATAGAGCTCAAAAAATTGGAGCAGCTGCTGGAACTGCAGTTAGATCTACAGTAAATAAAGCTAAGAAAGTTTTATCTCCACTTGCAAGAATGGCTAAAAGAAAATTATCACCTCAAGCTTCTGGTAGAACTCAAACTGAAAGCTTGGTAATTGAAGGTGTTAAAGTTGAGATTGAAGAATTAAATAAATCAACAATGGCAAGATATACTCGTGCAGCTGCAAGAGATATTAATTTACAAGGTATTAGAGGTAATACTGATAAAATTAAA